AAGATGACCACCGCGCTCCTCGATCGGCTGACCCATCGCTGCCACATCCTCGAGATCGGAAACGACAGCTTCCGCTTCAAGGACAGCGCGGCTGCAGCAACGCGGAAAAAGAGGGAGGGAAGCCATGTCTTGACCCAATCATGACCCGCTCAGCATAATCCAAGGTGGGTCTCTTCTCGATGGAAAACCCGGGTCAGTTCTGGGTGGAAATCAACAGCAACCGTCACACCGGAAAGCTAGCGAGCGACATGATGTCGTTCGCTAGCTCTACCGCCGAAAAGTTTGGGATGTCCAAGCGTCAGGTGGAGCGCATCATTGCCGCCGGCGGCGCACTCGAAGCCGAAGAGATAAAGCTGCTGCGCGGTGCCCCGAGGCCTGTGACGCTGGCGGACCTGACCGTGCTCGCTAAGATCGGTGCCATGGAAGAGCGGCGGTCAGTGGTTCTGAAGCTCTTCGGCGGCAAGGCCAAGTCCGCCGCCAACGCCCGAAAAGAACTGGCCTACGAGGAAGGCCGCAGCATCAAGGTTCCAGTCACGCCCGAGGACAGGGCGTTCCAGGTCCTTGTCGACGCCTGGACACGCGCCCCGAAAGCCGCCCGGCGGATGTTCGTCGACGAGTACGGCGAAGAACTCGCGAAGCTGCTTCCTGACGCGAGGGCCGCGTGATGACTGCACCGCAACCGCACAAGGAATGGTGGACGGCGTCTGATATCGCTTCTGCCACACTGCCGGACCTCCCGAATAGCCGCCAAGGTGTCGATGCACATGCCAAGCGTCACGCTTGGGCCGCGGATGCGGCTCTTGCCCGTCGGAGGCAGGGGCGCGGCGGAGGCTGGGAGTATCACTGGCGGCTCTTCCCGACCCGGGCTCAGCGCGACCTGATGACCCGCTCCGCTCCCCAGGAGGCTGCAGCCATTCACCCCGACCGCGACGCGATCTGGACCTGGTTCGACGGACTGCCCGACAGCGTGAAATCCAAGGCGGAGCGAAACCTGCGCATTCTGCAGGATGTCGAGGCGCTGGTACCTCATGCTGGCAAGGCCATGGCGGTGGCGATGATCGCCAAAAAGACGAACCGCTGCGACCGCACCATCTGGAACCTTTACCAACGGGTCGAAGGTATCGACGCCGCAGACTGGTTGCCGCACCTCGCGCCGCGTCACCGTGTGGCGCCACCGAAGGGCACAAAGGCAACAGCCGCCCCGGAGTTCTATGTGTGGCTGAAGGCGGACTACCTTCGCCTGGACGGGCCCGCCTTTGCATCGAGCTGGCGCAATGCCGTCAAGGTCGGCAAGGCTCAAGGCCTCGCGTACCTGACCGAGCAGACCGCCAGGCGCTGGATGAACGACGCGGTCTCGCGGGTCGAACAGGTCTTTGCCCGTCAAGGAGAGGATGGCCTGCGCCAGTGTTTTCCAGCCCAAATCCGTGATCGCAGCACGATGACGGCCATGGAGCTGGTGAACGCCGACTGCCACAAGATCGACGTCTTCGTCCGCTGGCCCGGGGTGAAGGAACCGGTTCGGCCGCAGATCATCTGTTTCCAGGACGTCTACTCGGGAAAGATGCTTGCCTGGGCGATCGACCTCAACCCGAACAAGGTGGCGGTGATGCAGGCCTTCATGCGCCTGCTGCGCACCTACGGCATTCCCAAGGCCTGCCTGTTCGACAACGGCATGGAGTTCGCCAACAAGGATATCACCGGCGGTGCCAACCATCGCTTCCGTTTCAAGATCTCGGATGCGGAACCGGTTGGGATCCTCGGAATGCTTGGGATCGAGATGTCTTTTGCACGCCCCGGGCGTGGCCAGTCCAAGCCGATCGAACGCGGGTTCAGGGACTTTGCGGGGGACATCGCGCGGGATCCGCGCTTCGCGGGCGCCTACACGGGCCCGAACGTGCTGGCCAAGCCGGAAAACTACATGTCGCGCGCGGTCGAGCTCGAGGATTTCATCCGGGTTGTCGAAGAATGCATCCACGAGCACAACGCGCGCCCGGGTCGGAAATCCGAAGTGGCGGACGGACGCAGCCTGGACGAGACCTTCGCCGAGAGCTTTGCGCGCACGCCGATACGCAAGCCGACGGAAGAACAGCTGCGCCTCTGCCTGATGGCCCAGTACGTCCGCAAGCTGCACTCCAAGAACGGTCAGATCACGCTCTACAAGAACCACTACTGGTCGGAATGGATGAGCGAATTGGCCGGCGAACGGGTTACCGCGCGGTTTAACCCAGAAGATCTTCATGAAGGCGCCAACATCTACAGCATGAAGGGCGAGTTTCTTGGCTACGCCCACTGCAGACAGAAATCGCCGTTTCGCGACATTGCGTCGGCCAAGGCGGCAGCTCGCGACGAGAAGCTGCGCCGCCGGAAATACCGGGATCTCCTTCAGCAGCAGCGCCCTGTCTCGATCGAGGAGTTCGCCAGGCAGATCGACGCCATACCCAAACGGGTGGAGGACGTTCCGGATACCCCCGTGGTCCAGTTGGACCGCCTTGCGCAGATCGAGCAGCGGAAAAAGAGCGGCGGGCTGATCCGGCACGCTGTGCCGGCGCCGGATTTGGCAGCTGACCAACGCATCAAGGACTTCAGCGCGGAACGCGAAAAGCGGCGCGGGGATCAACCCGCGGCGGACGCCAAGCCCGGTTTCGCGGAGCTGTTTTGGCAGGCCCTGGACATCGAGAACCGTTCCGTTTCCGGCGAACCGGTCTCGGAGCGTGAAGCCCAGTTCCTGGCACGCATGCGCCAGCTTCCGGAGTACCGGGCAAAGCGCAAGGCCTACGACAAATTCGGGGCGCAAGCCATCGGATGACGACCAGCCGGGGGCGAAGACCGCCGGTGCAACCAGAAACGGAGAGGACAATGGACGGAGCAGTAGATATCGACCGGGTGACCACGGTCATGCCGTTGCGCAACGTGATGTTGTTGGCGGAATTGATCGAGCGCGTTCGGTCGCGGGATCCTGATCTTCCCGGCATGGCCTGCTTTTCGGGCCCGAGCGGGCTGGGCAAAACCAAGGCAGCTGCGTGGAGCGCGAACGAATACGGCTGCTACCACGTGGTAATCAAGGAGAGCTGGAGCGTCAAGAAGTTCGCCTCGAAGATCGTCGAATGCATGGGGATGACGCCCAAGGGCACGATCGGCGACATGGTAGACATGGCCGGTGAGGAACTGGCGAAGGCCGGGCGACCGCTTCTGCTCGACGAGGCGCACCTCCTGGAGCGCCCCAAGATGATGGGCGTCGTCTACGACATCTACGAGAGCTCCGCCGGCGGCACCGTCGTTCTGATCGGCGAAGAACTCCTGCCGCAGACCATCGCGCGTTGGGAACGCATCCATAACCGGATGCTGGATTGGGTGCAGGCTCAGCCGTGCGACCTCCGCGAAGTCGGATTGCTGGCCCGTCTCAAGTGCCCCTCTCTGTCGCTTTCGGATGAGGTCTTGCAGGTGGTCCTGGAGCGTTCACAGGCACGCGCCCGTCGCATCGTAGTGAACCTGCGACAGATCTCCGAGCATGCCCTGAAGATCGACAAGCGGGACATCGGGGTCGCCGACATTGAGCATGTCCGGTTCTTTACCGGCGAGGCTCCCCGCCCTCGGGGGAACATCTGATGGCCACCCGGAAGACAGCGGGGCGCAGGCCCGCCGATGCAGGTACTCCAATCAGGCAGGACATTTGGGATGCGATCCGTCGCAGAACCGATCCGTTCACGATATCGGATGTCGCTTCCGCGACCGGTGCCGCCCGCAAGACTATCCACGATTATCTCGCCTGCCTCGCAGCTGGCGGATATGTCCGGCACACACCGGCCGAGATCAAAGGGCAGTCGGCGTACTACCTGATGCTGCGGGACACTGGGCACTATGCGCCCAGGCTGCGCCGCGATGGCACTCCGGTGCAGCAGGGCCGTGCCAACGAACAGCTGTGGCGCGGCATGATCATCCTCAAACGGTTCACGTTCCGCGATCTGATCGAAGTGTCGACGATCAGGATCTCCGAAGCCACGGCGAAAGCTTACTGCCGGGATCTTCTGGCCACGGGGTATTTGCGTGTGCTGCGCGCAGCGGAACCGAAGAAAGGCAAGATCGCGGAATACGCCTTGATCCGCCACTCCGGGCCAAGGTCACCACAGGTCCAGCGGATAAAGCAGGTCTATGACCCCAATACCTGCACCGTGTACGGCGCGGGGGCAGACGCATGAGCGTGTCCGAACAGAGCGCTACCCAAAAGGCACTGAACGCCTGGGGGAACGACGCCCCGGAGTGGGTTCTTGTGCTTGCCGCAGAATGCGACCGGACCACCCAGGCAAGGGCAGCTGCGCGGATCGGAAGGTCGCCCGCTGTCGTGTCGAACACGCTCGCCTGCAAGTATCCGGGCGACCTGGGCAAAGTCGAAGAACTGGTCGGACGGACGTTGATGCCTGAGACCATCGCTTGCCCCGTACTGGGGGAGATCCCCCGCGCCACATGCCGCGGCTGGCGTGACCGGACGGCAAAATTCTCCAACGTGAACACGATGTTCATCCAGATGTTCCGGGCCTGCAACAAGTGCCCGGTCCACACAGGCGAGGAGGCCATGACTTGAATATTTCTCCACCTGAAGCTGACCAAGGGCAGATGTCCGAGGAAAGCATGTTGGCGCTCTGCGCCAGCGCCGCCGCCAAGGTGGCGCGCCACGGCACACGCGGCGCGACCCTTGTCACGCTGGACGAGATCGACGCCCTGGTCTGCCTCGCGGCCTGTGCCGGGCTGATCCACGCCGAAGGACGTGTTGCCGAGCAGGCCCGCTCGGTTCTCAACATCACGATCGCAGAAGGAACCCATCCATGAATGAGCAACCCCGTGTCGCAATTTCGTCTGGCGTCATCGAGAAGAACGGTGAGCGCTACATGGCTGACGCCCAGGGGCGTTTGACACCTGTCGAATTGATCAAGCCACAAGATCAGCTGATGGATGACATGGTCCGCAAGATCGTTGCGTATGGGCAGGATCTGAGCGACCAGGTCCGCCGCTTCAAAGAGCACTGCTTCGAGGACGTCGCTGGTTTCATCGCCATACTCGACCAGGAATACAACCAGACGCGCGGTGGCAAAAAGGGCAACATGACCTTCACCAGCTATGACGGCTGCCTGAAGGTCACCGTCCAGGTCGCGGACAACATCGAGTTCGGCCCGGAGCTGCAGATTGCGAAGGAACTGCTCGACGAGTGTCTGACCGAGTGGAGTGCCGATGCACGGCCCGAACTCCGCGCGATTGTCACCCGGGCCTTCAACACCGACAAGCCCGGCCAGGTGAACCGGGCTGAGATTTTCATGTTGCTGCGCCTCGACATCGAGGACGCACGCTGGCAGCGCGCGATGCAGGCCATCCGTGACGCGATGCGTGTCGTGGGCTCGAAATCCTATGTGCGCTGCTACCGCCGCGACACCGCCGAGGCAGAGTGGCAGGCGATCACCATCGACATGGCGAGGGCGTGAAACAATGACCGCCGCCCTGATCCGAACTATCCAGGTGGCCGCGAAACAGCTGGGCATGGACGCCGAGACGCGGAAGGCACTGCAACTGCGCCTTGTGGGCAAAGAGAGCCTCTCCGACATGACCGAAGCCGAGCGCCGCG